CAACCAATATGAACATATTGTTTGACGCTAGTGAAAAACAATTAGATTTTGATGATAATGTAAAAATTTCTTTTGGTAGTGGTAGTTCTTCTTTCAAAATATTTTCTGATGCAACAGATAGCATAATTCAGTCTTACCAAGAAGGTAATATTAAAATTCGTCACTCAGCAGATGACGGTAGTAATGTTCAAAATTCCATAGTTAGCATTGCTGATGGTGCGGTTCAACTCTACCATAGTGGAAATCAAAAATTAGCTACTGCTTCGGGTGGCGTGTCAATAACAGGAACGCTTACTGCCTCATCAACAATAACAACAAGTGGAAATATTTTTGCTACTAATGACAGTCAACAAGATATAGGAACAACTAGTGTTAGATTTGCAAACGGATTTTTTGATACTTTATATGGTGACGGATCAAATCTCACAGGAATTAACACCGATTTAGTATCTGACACATCACCACAGCTTGGCGGTGCGTTAGACACAAATGGTAGTAATATTAATTTTGGTGATAGTAGTACAACTAATCAAAGTTTAAATAGGTTAAGATTTGGTACTGCAACAAATGGAGATTTGCAGATATATCATGATACTAATAACTCATATATTGTGGATAAAGGCACAGGTGAGTTAAGAATACGAGGTGCTGAATCAGTCAAAATACAAGATTCTGATAGTGCCGAAGATATGGCAATCTTTAATAAAAACGGAAGTGTAGAGCTATATCACAACAACAGTAAAAAGTTTGAGACAATAAGTTCTGGAGTTAGTACCGATGGATTGATGAATTTTAATGGTACTGGAGATAAAATATTAATCGGTGATAATGGTAAAATTACTTTTGGTGGTGGTACAGATTTACAAATTTATCACGATGGTACTTCCTCTAGGATAGAAAATGCTACTGGTAATTTAACTGTTAAAAGTGATGGTATCGTAGGGTTCTATACCTATACAGGTACAGAATTACTGTTTAAGGCAACTGCAAACGCAGGAGTAGAGTTATATCACAACAACAGTAAAAAGCTCGATACAACTTCTTCGGGTGTCAGCGTAACAGGGAATATTACAGTATCAGGAACAGTTGATGGTCGTGATTTAGCTACAGATGGTTCAAAACTTGATGGGATCGCTGCGGGTGCAACTAACGTGAGCAATACAAACCAGTTGACTAATGGTGCTGGGTTTTTAACTTCTGTTTCTAATTCAAATGTAGATTCAAATGCTGGTATCGCTATATCAAAATTAGGTATTTTAACCGCTAATACATTAATTGGCCGAAGAGTAAGCAATGGCACTCCTCAAGAACTCACAGCAGCACAAGTGAGAACAATATTGAACGTGGCTGATGGAGCTACTAATGTTTCCAATACAAACCAATTAACTAATGGAGCAGGGTTTATAACTTCTGCTGATGGTGGTAATGCTGCAACTTTAGACGGTATAGATTCAAGTCAGTTTTTAAGGTCAGATGCAAATGACACTACAAGCGGACAACTAACCCTTAGTTTAGATTCTACTGATGTTATTAACTTTTCTGCAACTACAACAAACGATAATAGAGGAATATCTTTTAACAATAGGACTGCTCTTTCAGCAGATCATAATGATGGTTGGCTAAGACTTAATAGTACTCAGGAATTTGGTAATGGTGTTTACACTCCGTTAAAACTTAGGGCTGATGGTGGATTTAATGTAGACAATATAACTGTAATAGACGGTTCTGCAAATGTAATTGGAGCAAGAGTATCTGGAGTAGTTCCTGCTGCATCAAACTGTGATACAGTAGACAGTTTACATGCTAGTCAATTTATAAGAAGTGATACAGCAGATACGGCTACAGGAAAGTTAACAACTAGAGATATTCAATTATCTGCTGGTTATCATCTACAAAGATCAGATCATCATAGTGGACATTTAGAAGGTAGTTATAACAACGTAGGTGCTAACAGCTATAAATCAAACCCAATTTACACTATTGGTTCTAGCTACAACCCAACTGATGCTGCTTTAAGCAATATGTATGGAGTTGGGTTTACTCATGGTAATGCTACATTTACTCCTTCAGGTGCTTCATGGGGCTTGTATGTTGCTTCTGGTGGTACTTCAAGAGTTTTTCTAGATGGCGGTAACGG